ACTGATCATTCTCATCATTTGCAACTAGATCAGCACGACCTTTTGCTTGTTGATTTAGATCACCAGATAAACGCTTCATTGGCTCAGAACCAACTGGAGGCGTAGCACCAGGAGGTGTTGCTGTTGGTGCACCTTTATATGCGCTTGGGCCCATATCATTAGTCTTAGTGACACGAGTGCCGATATCACCAACTTCTTTAGTGCCATATGCCACATCGCCAGATAGCTTGCTTGGACCACTATCTCGTTGTGCTCTTTTGCCATTCACTGAAGCAGCAAGAATTTCAGCAGCGGCTTCAGATAAATTGTATTTTTTATCCATTTTAAAAAACTCCTTGGTTTTGTATATTGTTATTTATAAGATTAAAGTTTTCTGAGAAAGTTTTCAAAAATGCGTAAACTGACTCTTTCAATATCTTTTTTAGAAGCCTTTACAATTTCTTGTTTTGCTTCTTCAAGATTAACTTCAGTCCAAACATTGTTTACTAACATCCATTCTTTACCTTCCATAATTCCTTGTACAAATGCACCAGGAGCTGAAGGATCTGCTACAATATCTGCCGCTGTGGCAAGATGAAAGTCAGGTTGAACGACATTCACACCGTTCTTACTAACTAAAGAACCCATGCCGCGGGAAGAGACACCAAGTTGTGCTCCACCATCAATCAAATTTTTTGCGATATTACCCATTGGTGTTTCGAGAATTTTCGCACGACCCACCCAATGTTGTCCGTTATCGTGTAGATGTGTAATCATATGTGAAACACGTTCAAGATTAATAGTTGGTGTTTCAGGATGACCTAATTCACCAAACGCTCTATTCTTCTTGACATAATCTTCCATGTATCGATTTACTTCTTTACCCAAGACATGCTTTTCGTAAAGTCTACCGTTTCGATTCTTTTGATCGTAAACAAGAAATGGTCCCTCGATGAACATAGTTTTTTTGCCATCTTGTTCTTCGACAAGATAACTGACTGATTCGACGAGTTCTTTAATTAGTTTCATAACCCTATTGTCCTTCTTTTTCTTAGTGATACTTTTCTTTTTCTAAGAATTTGATTCATCTTTGTTCGACGTTTAATCTTTGCTTTCCTTGCACCCATCTTTCTATTTCTACGTTCAGTGGTAGACATTCTAACTATCTGTCCACCTCGAAGTGTGTAACCTTTTACATCAGAGAATTTCTTTCTCCTCTGTACTTTGCCACCACGAACGCGAAGTTTAATTAGTTTTGCTCTACCAATCTTTTGAGTATTATGAAGTGCTGATTCATCTAGTGATTCTTCATAGTCCCCATAGATTTCATCAACTAATCTTTCTCTTATTTCCTCTAACTTTTCGTAGAATATCTCTTCTATTCTTGCCTCAAGCAATGTTTTCGCTTTGTTATATTCATCATTAATTATACTTGAGACAATTGACATTATGGACGCATATTGTAAGGTGTGTAGTTGAATGCAGCAGGATCGTTAAACTGACCACGCTGATAATGTGCATTGTCTTTACGAAGTTCCATAATGACGGTATAACTAGCATTAGCAACTTGACCACGAGTAACTAGTGCAATGTCTCCGTTCATGTTGGCGCCAACAGTTGGATTCTTAATTGTGATCCAGTTACCGTTACCGTCATATTCTCCATTACCTTGGAAGAACATGATAGGGACACCGTTCGCTGCCGTTGTCGCTGTGTTTGCCCAATACAGTTGAATATCACCTGTGGCAGTATCCGTATCATACCATAAACGATGAATAGTCAAACCGTAATATGGTAAAGGAGTGTTTGCAGCACCACCCTGATTATTTGCAACTAGATATCCATTTGTCGCAAGTGCACCAGATAAAGAGTTGGCAGCAATTCGAGCAATATTATTTTCTTGGCCAGTTCCATCGAATTCGCCAGTTAACTTAATGATAGTGTGTTGTGTATCATCTTTCAAAACTTGATATGAATATCTATTTGCCATTTTTATTCCTTAGAAAACTTTGCGATAGTTTCGAAATGCTTAGCACTTGCTTCAAGCATATCTTGCATTTTCATCTTGTTTGTTTCATTCATCTTTCTATGTAACTCGATCATCTGCTTTGCAATATCTGGAGTTACTTCAGATATTGATCCGTCTAAATGTTCTACCACAATATTACTCTTTACGTTCTTTAATTTTTCAAAAATAGTTTCTTCAATAGCCCATGACATTTCTTCATAAGGCACTGTTACATATTTATTAATCTTGTCAACGTAATAAAGTGCAACTCTCTGTCCATTAGGAAACTGTCTAATCGATTTTCTATGCATCACTAGAATTGCTGGTGGATCCATATCATGTGTGAAAGCATTTCTGCCCTCTGCCATTGGAAATGGAGTTGCAGCCAACGCAGCATTATTCTTCAACTGTGGAATGATTGGATCATCGTTACACACTTCTTGACCAGATGCGTGTCTGCGTTGAATATCATTAAACTTTTCTGCAACGTGTGCTAAGTATTCTGGATGATGTGCATGAAACAATATGTGCGCAGCATAATCACCCATATCAACTTTACCACGTTGTTGAATGTCTAGATGTTTGTGTAACTCTTCAGGCGATAACCAACCATCTCCATTTGTATCAGGAGATCCATCCTCAACAATATTTTCTTTGCGTAGAAAATCTTTTAAACTTTTCATTCTGTTTCTTTTGGTTCCAATAATGATTTAGCGATTTCAATCTTACGTTGTTGAATTGCTGCAAAAATCTTATCATTAATTTCATTATACATTGCATCACGCATTGCAACTGGATTGTCATCGAATGCGTGATTTACCATGTCTTTAATATTATTTTCCATATATTATCTCCTTTACTATTTATAATGTAGTATTACCAACTAATTGTACCAGTGCCGGCAGTGAATCGATACACTCTATAACCAGATCTTGTAGGTTGATCGTAACTTAGTCCACCTGAGATTGAAGTTAATGCTGGGAATGTATCTGGATAAGCAATGATTACAACACCTGATCCACCACTGCCGCCGACTCGATTGGATTGGACTCCACCGCCACCGCCACCTCCAAGATTTGTAGTTCCTGGTTGTCCTATGGCACCACCGTTTTGACCACCAGTACCACCACCTCCAGCGCCACCAGCAGGAGTACCGCCATTTCTAGCACCACCACCTCCGCCAGCATAAGTTATCGAAGTGCCAGTTATCGATGATGCTAGTCCATCACCACCAGTTCCTATACCACCACCACCACTTGCTCCAACTGCACCAGCACCACCACCACCGCCACCACTATAGGGAAAACTGCTGCCATTACCTCCGCAAGTTCCACCATTATTACCTTGTCCCGCAATACCAAGTCCGCCACTACTACCGCCATACCATCCACCACCACCAGATCCACCAGGACCGCCTGATTGAGTTGCACCGGCACTAAAGTCGCTACCAGATTGTGCGTCACTTCCGCCACCACCACCGCCACTAGAAGTTACAGTAGCGAATGTACTACTACCGCCTGTGCCGCCTCTGCCTGAACTACCGCCTCCGGCACCAGCGCCTACCGTAACATTAACAGAAGAACTTGATGTAATAGTATATGATGCATTAGTTCGTAGTCCACCAGCACCGCCACCACCTCCATTATCCCATCCACCACCACCTCCACCGCCAGCAAGAACTAATAATTCAACTGTTGCTGGTGCAAGACTTAATGCGATACCAATTCCACCGGTTGCTCTAGCTGGACTCGCTCCAATTGTTGCAAATATGGACATCTCAATAATCCTTATGCAAACTTAGTTTGTACCACTAAAACAGTGTATGTAGCAGATGCTGTTTTAATCACTGTAATATTATAGATATCTATACTATTTGCGTTGCCTGAAGATAATGAAGTGCCATTAATGTACTTAACTGTGACACCCGATGCAGTACCATCAATGTTAATCGCACTCATATAATACGCGGGCGAACTGTTTGTTACTAATAATGCAATAGATGCAGATTGTCCAACTTGCATCACTGTGTCCAATGATGTTGATCCATTACCGCGAATATTTAATGTAAAGTTAGTTGTTGTATTACTTGTGTAATACTGGACTGCCTGTGACATCCAGTCAAAGTTTGTTGTGGCTGATGGAGCAGCGCCGGTAATAGTTGCAGTCTCAACTAATGATTTAATTGCTGCGTAACTACCTAACTGAAGTACACCATTATTAGTGACTGGAGTTAGTCCAACACCAAAATTGGTACCATCAAATTGTAAAGTTGAACCAGTCGCTAATGCTGAAGTTGAAGATGCATAAACGATACCTTTAGCAGTAAATGATGTTAATCCAGTGCCGCCTTGGTTTGTGGGCATAGTACCTGATGAAGTCAATGCTTTATTCGCATCAGTGAATACTGGTTTACTTGCTGTTAATGCAGTAACAATAGATGTACCAACGTTAGAAACACCTAGAGTGTTAACGTTTCCAGCACTCAAGTTGCCAGTTATCGTTACCGCTTTAGTTACTGTTAAACTACCATTCGCAGTAAAATTACCAACTTTAAGACCAGCGTCAACATAAGATGGATCTGTTGTTAGAATCTTCGTAGCTACATTAAGTTCTGGTGTGTAACCGTCGAAGAATTTCCATACACCATCGTTTGAATCTCTAAACAATCCGGCATGTTTATATGCGCCATCGTTGTAGTTTCCAGTAATACCGATGTCAAGATTTGTTGAAGTTGATGTATCATTTAAATATATTAATGCATCTTTAACAGACAAATTTGTCACATTAAGTGTGGTCGTATTACCGGTTACAAGTAAATTACCTTGTATAATAGTGTTACCTGTAACGATAAGATTTTTACCAATACTTGTGTTACCAGATACTGTTAAATTACCACCGTCGGATACATCAGAAGTGACGGCTAAAGTGCCTCCAATTTTTACGTTACCTACGGTATTCGCGTTACCATATACGAGTAAATCTTTACCAATACTTGTGTTACCAGTTACATTCAGATTAGTGTTGCCTGTGACATCATTAGTTACGAAAACAGTACCACCGACATTTATGTTTCCTGTCGTATTGATATTATTGAAAATAACATTAGAATTTTGCAGTAAGTTTTGATTGAGTGCATATCTAAAATGAAACTTTTTGTCACCTGTATCATAGGTAAGAGTTTCATTATTAGCAAGAATAGATGCCCTGGTATCGCGACTCATTCTTTTTGTTTCAACATCATCCATATTGAGAAGGCGAACTTCTCCAGAACCACTATCGCCTAGTGTGTAGTATGGATTCGATTTAGATGTCGTTTTAGACACTTCTTCAATAATCTTTTGTTTATATTCTCTAAGATCTTCAGCCAAAGATTTTTGTAACGTTTCAAACTTAGATTCTAGAATAGTCTTTTGTTTTTTCGGTTCTTCTACTACGACTGGTTTCTCTTCTGTTACTATTGTTTTTGCCGTCGGCGTAGTATACAATAACTCAGCAGCAATCTTGACAACATCTTCTGCGACAACTGGTTTAACTTCTTCTTCGGAAGAGATAAACTTGTTGAATGTTTTAGATGCAGCCTTCTCTGCACTTTCTTTGATGAAGTTCTTTAACGATTCGCCAGAATCGTCACCAAAGAATTTGAGTTTGTATTCAGTCTTCATTTTTAGTAGTTTTTCCTATTCTCTGATAAGTCGATTACTCTTTTTAGTGTCGCGAAAGATTCAGATTTAGGAGCACTCTGCGGCGCTGGACCAGTAGCTGTGCCGCCAGTGCCCTGTGCAAGATCAGTTTGTGCTTGCTGCGCAATTTGCATCGGATCAAGAATCAATCCATCTTTCTTTTCTTTGTCAATATCTTTCTGCATCTCTTTAATTTCATCATCAGTTAATCTAAGAACATTACGTTGAATCCAACTCATAGAGTAGTATCGTCCAACATAAGGATCAACAGAACCAAGTAACGACAATCTTTCACGAACTAATTCTGCCTCTTTGAGTTCAGCAAAGTTATTGTCTTTGATAAAGTCAAAATATATATTCTGTTTAAATTCTTCAAATTCTTCGTCTGTACAGATGCCTTTAAGTATGCACTGCACTCTAAGTGCTTGTTCGAATAACTCAGAGAACTTGGCACGTTGACGGTCAACAAACTTAGAGAACTTAACTTCATCTCTAGTGATTTCGCCAACGCGGCCGAGTGAGAATCCAGATTGATTTGGATCTAATCTAGAGACTGGAACATTCAACGACTTGTATAGTTTCTTCTCGAAGTATTTGACATCTTCTAACTCACCTAGATTCTGACCACCAGGTAATGTAGTAATCTCAGTGCCTTTGCCACCTTCTCTACGTGGAAGCCAGAAGTCTTCCATCATTGAAAGATGTTTCCTATCATCTCGTACTTCACCAGTTGCAGAATCATATACAAGTTTGTTCTTGTACTTGATCATAATGTCACGCAGATATTGTTCTGCTTTTAACTTAGGTAAATTACCAACGTCGATGTAGAAGATTCTACGTTCTGGTGCTCTTGAAATTCTATAGATGACAGTTGCATCTTCAATCATTCTCAACTGATTGAGTGGTTTGATTGCTTTGTGTAGATACGATAGAACAACGGCACGCCTAGAATCCATCAATCCTGAGTTGATGTTAATTATAGAATCTTTTGCAATTCTGACGCCAACTGGACCATAACTGGACGAAGAACCAGACACCACTTTATCGTTGTAGATGTAGTATTCATTTACAGTAGAAACAACATCAACTGCCGTAGATTTATCTTTATCTTTTTTGACTTCTCTGACTTTACGGATCTTTCTTGGATCAATATATCTAAGTGCTTTGATGCCAGATGCTGGATTTGTTTCATCGATAATTATGTGATAGAATAATCGACCATCAATATAAAATCGCCGAAATGTATCCGCTGCCATGTTCTTGTAGTTCAGTAATTTTTGAACTACTTGAAATTCTTCTTCGATTGCTTTCTTGATTTTATCTGGTTGCTTTAGATCATCTAGAATCAATCGAAGAGATTTGCCATCATCATTTTGTACAATTGCTTCGTTTACGATATCGTCAACAGCAGCCTCAATCTCTGGCTGCATCGCCATTTCACGATACCGAGAAATTAGTTCAACTTCATTTTTTGCCGTTCCATCTAAGTCAACGTATGTGCCATAGTATGCAGCAGCAGAGATAGTTAAAGCACCATCTTCATTAGACGGAGGTGTAAACGTTTTCTGAGACTGTTCTTCCGCTTCAGTCTTATTTCTGGTTATCTGAAAACCAAATAAATTGATGGCCATTTTACTCCTTCATATACAAAGAATTGAAAGGCACCGAAGTGCCCTTCATCAAAATTAATTTGTTGTGTCTGATTCCCACCACTGATATGCTAGAGTTACTGAGAATTCTTCGATAGAATCGTTCGAACCCCAATCTAGATCAATCGGCGAGATATCAACAGGAAAAGCACCAATAAATTTATACGACTTGATAACACCGCCAACTTTATTGTACTGATCAACTTTAGCATCAACCGTGTAACCCGTTGGAGTTAAAGCAGCACCATTTCTCAAGTTAGTTGTGTGTGAATTGATCGCATTCATCCATGTTTCAAAACCCTTACGAATCTTGAAGTTCTCATCGTTGATGATTTGCAATGTCCAATCAGCAAAGTTTCTATTACCTGCAAACTTTAATTCACGACCAAAGTAAAACAATGGAACAGTTCCAACAGTAGAACCAGGAAGTTGTGCCGACTTAGCCAAGAAAGTTAATGCCTGACTAGTCGTTGCAGCGTCTGATGTATATGTTGGAAGATTCATTGTAACTTGGAACAGATTAGGGCGAGCACCATCTCCGATCAGATTCGCCCTAAATTCCCCTACGTTAAATGCCATTTTTATCTCCTATATCTTTTTATATTTATTAGACACCACCAACGATCTCGGAGAAGTTAACACCAGTTCTAACAGCAACGAAGTTCAACTGAATAAAGTTAATCGAACGTGCTGGTTTGATGTAGATATCTCCAACGAATTGGTTGTTGTCAATAACTTGTGCTGTGTTATTCGTTGTATCACACACTACACGATAGTCATAGATACCACGGCGACCTTTAACGTCACGTAGGAATGGTTCAATCAGACCAACAAACTGTGATCTAGTGAATTCATCGTTGAGTTCAAACAACGAATACTTAGATGCATTTGCGATTGCTTTCTCTAAAACAATAAACAATCTACGAACGTTGATTCTATTGAATGCAGAAGGTTGTAGAGTTAGAGTCTTGTCGCCAAACAAGAGTGTGCCTTGTCCTGGAATAGAGATGACTGGATTAACAGCAGACTGGTAAAGATAATCACGTTGAGTTTTGTTTGGATTCCATGCAAGTTTAACAACGTTCTTGATACCGCCACGTGAATAACCAGCAGGCGAGAACCATGGATCTCTTGTCTCATCTGTACGAACACATAGACCAGCGATATCGCCGTTTAGAGGGATCCAACGATATGTGTTGTTATACTTGTCAAACATGTACTTCCAACCAGAATCAGCAACTGCATAAGATGTTGTGATACCTAATGATGTGAACCATGAAGCGATTGAACTCACTTCTGAACCAGAGTTGTTAACAACTGTTGATTTAGGTGGTGAAACAAACGCTACGCAATCTTTGCGAGAAATTGCAGTATTGATGATACGTTGTTGAACAGTAGTTGATACATCACCAGAAACAAACAACGAAACATCAATCTCATCTGCATTTCCAAACAAGTCAACAGAAGATGTTAGATTTGCATCTGATGCAGTTTCGTATGTCCCACCAACAAACGAATAGTTCTGCACAGTATTTGATGTTGGCATGAAGTTTGTATTCGCAGCAACACGTCCAGCGTTTGCAGAGAATAAAGAAGTGTTGCCAATATACAAGTATTTTGATTTACTTCTAATCACATTTGAGATGAATGCAGAAGATCCATCATCATACGATGCATCTGAGGCTAACGATAAGAATCCAAATGTTTCTAGAACTGTATTTTTTTCGCCAGAAATTAGACCATCTTCATCGACAACGACTATGTGAATTTGATCGTTTGCGCCGTTAACCTTTGATACATATGCAGAAGTACTTGGTGCGGCAGAGAATAATGTGTTATATGGCGTCCAAGCATTAAATGCTACTGTGTTTGCAACACATGTGGAAACTTTTAATGTGTTACCAATATCGCCAGGATAACGTGCAAGGAACATTGCGGTGTTCAAAGTTGCAGTATCATTAATGACGATATTGTCATAAGAATCTTCGTTTCTTAATTGATATCCAACTGCTGTGTTTGCTAGACCTAATGCATTGCCTGTGTTAGCAGCAGCATTTTTAGAATTAGAACTTACTGCACGAACAACTTGGAGATTGTTACCGTATGCCAAAAAACTGGCTGCCGTAAAGAATGATGTTGCAGTGTTGCCCTGTTGAGCATTTGCTGATGGTTCACCAAAATAACTAACTAATTCTGTCTCGTGCGTCACGAGTTTTACTTTTCCTGCTGGACCCCATGTGAAGTCTCCAGCAAATGCACCGGCTGTAGTTGATACTGAAGGGACAACTGTGGTTAAGTCGATTTCAGAAACATTTACACCTGGAGATAACTGAAATGCCATTTTATTCTCCTTGTTTTATACTGATATAATTTGCAGTAATAATCTATGTTCTATTTATCAAACAGTAGATTTGTAGTTATAGTTCGAAAACATTCTGCATTTTACCATATTCTTCGTTGGTTAACCACACATCTCCATCTTCTTGGATGTATGGGACATCAAGTCCGTCATCATATATTCCAAAAGACGGAACATCATCATTAGATTGATTTAACATTTCCAACTGCATCTGCTTTCTCAAGTCATGATTCACAATCTCTCTAAAGAAATTCTGAGTTGAAAGCCATGCAAACAGTACAAGAGTCATCACTAAGTCATCATTTGCTGTCTCTTCTGCTTTAAATGTATTATTGACAGAAACAAAAGTTGTGAGTTGAGAAATGGTGTCGAAATCATGCACTAATAATTTATCTGATTCAATTAGAGTCTTTAGATTAGAACATCCAATTCTTTTCACCAGAGGTGACATTCTTAGTCCGAGTTGAGTTCCGCGATCAAAACCGGCAGAGATTGCCTGTGCTTTCTTATTACCCGTCGCAACTTTTAATAGATTCTCATACTCTAAATCTTGATGAAGTATGTCTGCGATTTGAGGAGTATTATTTATCTCAACCAGCACATATGCATCATTGTATAGTCGCGCTGTATTATAAATGATGGTTGGATATAACATTGGTGATATAATCGAACTATTATATTTTGCAACTTGTTTGTATGGTATAGTCGATATATCGAATACAGAGAAGGCAGATGCGTCTAGATTACGCCCCTCTGAAACGTCTACTGTAATTGCATAGATGTGATCTTTGTTGACTTCATCATCGCCTTTAATTGGATACTCATAGATATCGAGATTCTCATGTTTTGTTATTGGATCATTGTATACCATCATTCCAAGTTTAGAACCAGAGATTAATGTATTTGTGGATCCAAGAAACTCACAACTAAATTCTTGTCTAAATTGTTCTTCTGATGTATTCTTGATTGTCTCTTCTTTCCACTTCTCATCTCGTCCAGGCACCATTGACCAGTGAATCTCAAAAGTCTTGTATCCGTTTCGTTTATTGATCGCATCAACCCATAACTTGTAGAACAAGTTCATACCATTGGGAGTAGAAACAATAATAATCTTAGTCGTTTTACCAGATGAAATAACTGGATAAACTGAGTTGAAGAACTCGTGTGCAATATTTTGTGGAACGAATGCAAACTCATCTAGGAACACTACGTTAAATGATCCTCCACGAACTGCTGACGATGACGTGGATGCAGCAATAATTTTAGATCCGTTTTCAAGTTCTACGTTACCTTTGTTCCATGTGATGACGCCTTGTTGCATCCACATAGGTAAATTTTCATATGCAAGTTGATACTTTGAAAGAATATCTCGCGCAAGAGAACCTTTGTTTGCAAGAACTGCAATGTTTTGTGAGTGTTCGAATAGCGTCAACCATAGTAGATATGCAACAGATGTTGTTGTTTTACCAACCTGACGAGGACATTTGGTGATGACGAATCGATTCTCATGAAATGTTTTAATCATTTCTTTCTGAAAATCCCACATGTCAAATCCCATCAACCCCTTATCTACGTTGACAATTTTTATATATTTCGATGCAAAATATACTGGATCTTTAGAACATCGAATGTATTCTTCTACTTGATCTTCAGTGTAAGATAATTCTATACCAGCACGTTTTAAAAGTGGATTATCTCTATAGGACGATTTATCAAGTGTCATTACTTCTCTTTAATAATTTAGATAATTCTGATGTTGATCCAACAAAGATTGCTTTGTCAACTGTGACATTTGATTCTTTATTCTTGAGTCCTTTCAATTCACGAATAGACTTCTGTAGATTCATCAATTTCTCATTTGCTTCTGCTGTGTTCTTAATCAGCGTTGCAACAACTTCAAACGCACGTGGATGTTCTGTTTCAGATGCAATCGCTAATAGGTGATCGATTGCATCATTACCCTTTCTTACGAGAGATTGAAGTGTTTTTCTGGACTCAGCATAGTCTTTCTCAAGATCTGATTCAAGATCTTTTGAGATGGAGGCAATCTCGACGATATCAGTGGATGTTTCTTTTTGCACAACAGGCGTCTTGATAGAGGGTGCAACATCAAAGATTTCTTCCATAGATTTTTCAAATTTAGACATAATCTAATATTACCTTTACACGATACCAGAACCACTAATCATCCATGTGTTAGTAGCAACTTGAAGAAGGGTGGCTACGCCGTATGTTGTTACGCTTCTAGACGTTGAAGTTGTATTTCCTGCCAAATATAATGAAACTCCAGTGTTAGGAGTAACAGTCACAATTCCATTCGACGATGTTCTCGAAACAATCATAATTTTCGTACCGTTAACGAACGATACTGTATTTGATGATGGAGGAATGTACAATGTTACATTAGATGACTGTGTGTAATATAAATGTTTACCGGCATCAGATGCAACTAGTGTGTAGTTTGTATTCTGTGCATTTTGTGGAACAATCTGTGCCGCCGTGTTGGCAGCATTGAATGCTAATGATGCAGTGTTCGATGCTGCATTGGCAGAATTGAATGCTAATGATGCAGTGTTCGATGCTGCATTGGCAGAATTGAATGCTGCGCCAGCATAAGTGGAAACAAGACTAGATGAATTTGTGACATAAGATTCAGATGCCATTCGAACGCCACCCGCAGTATTGCCTGTGTGAACAGTAACAATATTGTTGGTTGTTTCAACAATTAATTCACCTGCCGCACCAGTTGTGTTTGCAACTACTGTGTTGGCATATCTTTTGAATTGAAGTGTTCTTGACATTTTAATTACCTTTAATTAAGTAAGTCTATTACTTTTTCGTTTTCTTTGAGTAGATCATCTGAACCCATTTCAAATGGTAAATCACCAGAGAAATCAGAAGATGTTGTAATCGTCTGTGGGAAATCTGGATATTCAAACATCTGCGTAGTGTATGTATAATTATCAACACTTGTTGCATCTGTTGGCGACGGCGTGATAATAGTCTGAACAAGTTTGTTCGATTTCAAATCAATATTACAAACGTTCCATGTAGCACCAGTTGACATTCCAACAATAGGTGTTCCTGTTATAAAATGTCCATGTGTAAAAGAAGTCTCTAATAACTTTGAAGTGGAATTCCAACCAACTACAGTGCCTGTTGCAGTCGCAGTGTCTAATGAATATCCTTGATATACTTTTTCGCCTACTTTATAGTTTCCAAATCCAGGTTGCGCATCCTCACATAAAGTAAAAATTATATTTCTATCCGTTAAAGTATTATCATCATAAATGTTTGTGATCGCAGCACGAATAATCTTAGGTTCACGGATCGCACCGTAGATATATGCTTTGACTGTGAAGTTTAATGTCCAAATAACAGTTCGAATCTTGCTGTTATAGTCACCTTCATACTCGATGTCATGAGAAATTGATTTAAACACGATAGGAACTTCTTTGATCATTCCCATCTCTTCGACTAGATTCACATTAATCGTGTAATCTGGAGTAAAATACGGTAGAATCTTTTCGATAATTTGTGCAGAATCTTCAAAGTTTCGAACATAAAGATATAAAGAAAAATCAAAATCAAAAGGCACTGGATTATAGACCGCCAAAGTTACGCCATCTTCCGAGTGTTTGTTTTTATAATTTGTGTTTAACTTTCGTGATGCATCATAACTCATGTCTGTCATTTCATACGACAACATGGGCAAAGTAATCTGAACTTTCTTATCGAGCATCGGATCACTTTCTAATCTAGAAACATACTTCTCTTTTGGACCATAAATGATTGGAACTAAAAAGTTCTCATACTCAAGTCCAGTCTCAGTGTATCGATTCAGTTTAATTTGATTGAAGAAATCGCCAAATGCTACGATTATTTTTCTGATAGTTTTATGATATGAATACATTATAATCTACCAAAAGGATTAATTTCTATAATGTCATCAACATAATTTGTTGCTTCAACTTGAATCAGTTTATTATCGTACATTTCTCTTTCTTGTGGATCAACTAAATCATCAGGAGAAGATGTTGTGATATGGAACGCATTTGAAGTGTTACCTACAATATACATTCCAGATGAAAATGTTCCAACTAGATCAGTAATCTTGATAACGCCGTCATAAACATTCCAATAAGTGCATAGTCCAAATGCAGTGTTAGCTGGATTGTGAACATATTCACCAACAAGATAGTTGCCGTTACCAGATACAGTGTTGACATTCATAGAGATAGTATAAGAGTCTTGTACAACAATATCGTCAATCATAGGAACACCAACACTGATATCTTCTTGTGAATACTTGAATTTCTCTAATTCTAATTTATAGAAATACGGATATTTGTTACCCAACACATAGAAAGAATCTGTATAGTTCACAAACTTAATCTCGTACATTTCACCAGTTTGTGAAAGAAACGGAATATAAATTAAATCACCCTCTCTTGGTCTATCATATAAACTCTGAGGTAACCATCTCGCAAAAGATCTTTTTGAAAGTATAACAGACATATTATTTCTAATTTCTAGACCAAACTTAGAGAAGAATTCTCTTTCGCCCTCATAACCATCAACGTTAACGATATACACTTCGATTGGATATGCAGTTTTAAATTTGCGAAGTGGATCTTCTCCGTAAATCAAATCTCTTGCAGCATCATTGACGTTTGGAATATAGTGAACATCAACTCCGTTGATCTTGATGGTTTCTACCATCAAGTCTTCCATGAGTCTTTGCTCCGGTTTGGAGTTGAAATTATTAAAATAATGATTTACTGGCATATTAGTTCAGATAAAAATCGACAGGCAGTGAATAAGAATCAATCATTTCTTTTTCTAACTTTTCAATCTCTGCACTTGCTTCTTCAAAGATTTTATCGCCGTTTAATGTTACTCCACCAGGCAATTGCACACCTGCAAACTTTTTCAAATTATTACCCCAATTTCTTTTTATCAATGCAGTTGCATATTCTTTTAACCAACGATCATTCCAGACTGCTTCATAGTCTTCTGGTTTAATCAATGCGTGACACTCTGCAATCACTACAGTGCCAGGATTGACTGCTGTTCCCCATCCCCAATCACAGAATAACTTATACATATGACGCTGAAATCTAATCGGTACTTCACCAGTAAACATTAACTCCAGTGATCTAAGATGTTGCATAGTCAACGTGTAGTTAATATATGATGCAGAAGTGAAATCATATAATTCATTTAATCTAAGTTGATATCTTAGATCGAACATATTGTTCTGTGCAATCGAATCTGATATTGGAAATATTCTAGTGACACCAATAATATTAACGCTGTTGCCACCAGTGTCTTTCGTCACACTAGGCGACATGTTAATATATTTGTTCGTGATATCTGTGGCATCTAATTTCTTGATATAATAAACTTTCTGAAGTGCATCAAAGTGATAGTCTTGCCAATACTGGAGTGCATCATCGATTCTATCTTCGACCTGATCACTGTCAACGTTAATTTCAATAACAGGAAATCCTAATCTACGTAGGCAATAATCTGTAAATTGTAGTCTAGAACTTACTGTTGCCATTTTGAAAACCCTTTGTGATTTATTTGTTTTCTAATATTTAGTGATTAAAAAATTTACTAAAACAAAGACTTACCACTTAATTGTGCCAGTCCCATTAATAAATTTATACACGATGTAACCACTTCTTGTTGTTACTTCATATGTTAAACCACCACTAATATAAATCGGTTCAGAATATGTATTGGCATAAGCAATAACAACAACTCCAGAACCTCCATTACCGCCTGCCGGACTATTATATGGAGCAGATGCTGCTGAACCGCCACCTCCACCACCACCACCTAGATTTGCAGTTCCTGCTGTTCCACCAGATCCTTGATATCCTCCAGGACCACCGCCTCCAGTGCCTCCAGTACCGTTAGCTGGTGGATAAAATCCACCACCGCCGCCACCGCCTGCGTATGTTACTGATGATCCGGTAATA